CTCAAGAACATCTAATTTATCACGAACCCAATTCAAGGTACCAGTCATGGATTTCTCTTGGAGAGGGGCGACAATGGTTCCGAGTTTGTTATGCATTCGAAAACCCCGCTTAAGAAATGTACACTGATAAACTGATCTCGTGTTGTAAGTCCAATCCGCCTTGTCACCAGGTGTGTAATCAAGCCCCAAAGAGAGCATAACACGCTTAATAGCTGGTCCATTGAACCATTCTTTAATATGATCACTCACCCCAGTCAATCCATCATCACCATAAACGCAATTGACAACGTTCATAGTGTAATCCTGGATAGTTGGTGTTTTCTTGTACTTCTCACGATACAAAACAAGAAAACAATAAAACATGTAAAGTTTGTGAATCATACTATTAAGCCAAGCAGTCAATCCACAGCCGGATGGTAAACTGTGGTTGGTTATCATTATCTTGTCAACACTAATAAAAAGGTTGTACATTATAGAGCGCAACAAAAACTCACACAAGTTGGCGTGATCTGAGCCAAACTTGCGACGAACTCGTGACATAATAGTGTCAATCAAGATTTGCTGGAAAATGGGTAACATCTTCTTATCCCACTTCGAGAAGTCGCCATCAAATACGTTGTCTCCAAATTTAGTAACCAGTCTAGCCAAATCACCCCATTGGTCACTGAAAGGATTTATACCCAAGCAAATACCAGTAGTCCTCCTTCTCTTGGGTGTGTGGAAAGGAGATATCATCGCCCCAAAGTATCTGCGCATCAGAACCGTGTGTGTAAGATGCGCCATGCGAAAAATGCGGGGCTTACCAACTTTTTCAATGTCTCGCAACTCGTCCTTGAACTGGTCTGCGAACTTGTGGTCCATAGGATAAACACCAGCTAAAATGTCACGCTGATATTCTTCTAATAAATTGTGCAAAAGAGGCGTAAACTCGCCGCGCTGATAATCTAAATAATCTCGTTTCTCACCTTCATAACCAAAACCGCAACTGGTTCGATGATCTATCCTGTTCATTATCCCATCTCCATTGACCACCTTGTCGTCTGACCATATCTCCGGTTCCCAATCTTCGAGCAGATGGTCACAGAAAAATTCAAGATCGCGCACTGTGTCCAATGCGATAACTTCCGTGGGTTGTAAGGAAAGTTTGGTGAATTCCTTCATGAGTTTCTTTGGATTATCGCTAAACTCAGCTGGAGCCCGCACCATGGGAAAAACGCCCGCCACTAAAGATGGACACAAATTAGTAGAAGATGAGGGAATACTAACTTCGTTCTTCTCATTAACAAGCAAAGCTGCGTTAAGCTCAATTCCTGGGGATCGAACAATAGGAACATAAAACTTTTCCTTAACCTATTCGAAACGGTTCGACACAGCACGCACAGTGGAATAATGGAAAATCTTAAAAGCCCCCTTTTTACCCTGAGGATGATTCACAACTGCAACATGATGTCCTAAGACAAAACCAGTATGAGAAACCAGCAGTGCTCCACACAACGCATCCCCATGCGTGGTGTGAAACACTGCCTCTCCCGCACTTACTATTGAC